AAAATTTCCTTAAGTTTTAAATATTTGTTAATAATGACAATATGGATAAAATAAATCTATTTATTATAACAAAATTTGGCAAAACTAAGCATTATATTTTTATAAAACATTTTTTTATAAAACATTTTTTATAAAACCAATGACTGTATTTTTTGATTTTATTTTGTGATTGTAGTTTTTTGTTAATCACTCTATAATAACTGCCGCTTTTTTAAAACCAAGCCAAAAAGCGTTTTATATGACGCCGATCGATCCCAAAAGGTAATAAAATCAATGCCTACACAACAAATCAATTTAAAATCAGGCAATAAGCGTATTAGCACCGCCCCGATGGTTGATAACACCCTGCTCAAGAAATAAACAAATAAAATCAATAAGTTAAATAATTTATATTATAAAAATACGCAAATTTTCCGCAAAAAAATATCCCCACACCTTCTCGATGTGGGGATATTATCAAGCTTCATTTTTTGATACCCTCCCATCACTATCCAAGAGGGGTAAATCGTATCTGTGTTTTGCAGGATTTGGTAATGTACCGCACCAACGATAGCCTAACACACGGCTGGTGGCAAATGGCACAATACTAACCTTGTCGGACTGGTTGCCACCCAATACCATAAGATTGCCTTTTCTATCACGCCCAACAACAAAACCAACATGACCACTGGCGGACTTAGGTGTGCCACGCCAAAAAACCACGATACAACCATAAGCAGGTTTGTCTAATTTTGTGCCAGCTTTTAGCCACGCCCTTGCCATAGGAAAGGCATTTGGAATATGATATCCCAAACCACTATCAGCAAGCACACCGCCAACAAAGCCGCCACACCACGCTGTCTCGTCGTTTTTGAACACAGCAGGTGGCTGCTGACCAACCGCTTCAAAAGCAGATCTCCACAACCCAATAATAACTGGATTGTGTTTTGCCCATTTTATTTCGGTTATACCAACAAGCTTGCGTGCATTGGCAATCCATTTTAATTCATTTGCAATTGTCATAATCAATCTCCTGTTTTTCGGTTGATGTGTTTTTCAATAAGTCTCGTTACAAGATCAATGGCATTGCCACCTGCATGACCGCTGACGGCAACCAATACCGCTGTCAATAATTGTTCAATTTCTAAAAACTCACAAAAATAAAACGTAATTAAGCCTGCAAATCCTGAGATGACAAGCTCACCAATAAGTTTGACAAACACAACACGCAATTTTTCTGGTTGTTTTTGTTCATTGAGCCGTCTGATAAACGCTACCAACCCTCCTCCCATAGCAAGCAGTCCTACCCAAATGTAAGTGAGTAGCGTATAAGTAGTGGGATCTTTTTCAGGCATGGTTAACTCCAATAAAAAACCGCCAAATGGCGGTAATGGTAAAAAATCCAATTAAAATTTGGTTAATAATAAGACAAATACATGCTAAACCCAACGGCCATCTACCCACCGCCATAACTTATCATTGTTTGGTATTGGAGTTAGAGTAAAGTCTTTATTGTCCAATAGGTCTTTGATGACATCATCAGGATTGCCTGTGTCTTGGTATAAAAATGTACCGTCTGATTTTTTGTAAATATATAGCACAATAAGCATGCTACCTCCTTACGCCTAATAACTGAAAACTACGTGCCGTAATCACAACAGGATATAAAGCTCTATCACTACTTGACTTGCCTGAATTTAGCCCACGGCTTTCCAGTGTAACCGTATAAATCTGCTCGCCTTGTGGTGGTTTATCTATTAAGGTTGCAAGTGTGATAAATTCATAATCTAATTGCTTGTATGGGTGTGTTGAAATGTGTCTGTTATCCCCATAGCCTGTTGTGATGGTATCGGTTGCCATATGCCCTTCCATTCTGATCACTCTAAGCGTGGTGTCATTTCGCTTAATACGGATAATCACCACCCCATTTGAGCCGTCATTATTACCGCCCGAACGAGCGGTTAATTTCTCAAAAGTAAATTGGATTGACACTGCTCCCCCACGAGCATCAAGGCTAACACGGTTAATTTCTTCTTCGGTGTCAATGGTATAAAACGCAAACTCCTGTGGTGAGTATTGTAGTCTAGGCACAACAACTGCTTCGCCTTTGATTTGTAAAGTATCAACCTGTGCTATACCAATCTTAGCGGTGGTAATTGCCCCATCTTGGATTTTGGCATTCATAATCTGGCCATCTTGGATTTTGGCACTGCTAATTGCACCGTTGGCAATTTTGGCATTTTCAATACTGGCATCGGCTAAATGTGCATTTTTAATAGAAGCCTCTGCAATAGACGCAGTGTTAAACCACGCCCCTATCGGATAACGCACACCGTCAATCGTAATAGGTCGTGTCGTAAATACAAACGGTTTTTTGCTTAATGTTGTTGAACCAAAATAAATCTGGTCAGCATTAATACCAAAACTGCTGGTTACTTGCCCATTTTGTAACTCACTCATCAAACCATAACCACTGATAAAGCCGTTATTGTCTACCGTTACCGCTTTAACCGCTTTTACGCCATTGACTGACTGTTCAACATTGCGAATACTGGCTATCTGGCCACTTACGCTTGTTTGCAAGGTGTTAATTTTGTTGGCTTGTGCTGTGATATATCCGTCCACTTGGGTAACACGCGTGGTTAAGTCATGTAGGGCGGTGGCGGTTGCTTTATCATTTAGATCGCTTTCAAGCTGTAACAGCTTTTGAGCGGTGGTTGTTTGTAAACCATTAATATTTGTAACAAGCGTGGTAATTTGGTTTTTAACACCGTTTAGCCCATTTTCAATACCGTCAATTTTGGCAATCGGTTGCCTTAGTTTTTGATCTAAATGCAACTCGCCAATATGGCCTGACAAAATCTCAAGCACTTTATTGGCATCTGCTGATGTCGTCCCACTTACCCAATCTGTCCAGTCTGATACATTGCCAAGTTTGTCTACGATACGCCCACGGTAAAACTGGGTTAAGTTGCCTTGTAGTCCTGTAATTTCGTGTTTGTTGGTTGGATAGGCAAATGTACCAAGCGTGGTGATATCACTGTAACCGTTTGGACTAAGCTGTATTTCTGTAAAATTTGCGTCTTCTGACTTTTCTCCAAAAACCCAACCAAGCTCCATGCCAAACAATACCCCTTGAACGGTTAATTTGGCAAGTTTTATAGGCTTGCCTTGCTTGCCTTGAATTTTAGTTAAGTTTGAATATGTTGCCAGACTTGCTTGTCCAAAAGCGTTAATAGCCGTTACGCGTGCTTCATATTGTCCTGCGTATACACCACCAATCTCAATGCTGTTTGTACCTGTAAGTGGCAAAGCTTGCCAATTGCCGTTGTCTTTTCGCCATTCTGCTTGATATTTTACCGCTCCTGTCGCTTGCTCCCATGAGATGACAAGCGTGGTAACGGTTACGCCTTGATTGATAGCATGATACGATGACAAATTGACCGATATTGTAGGGGCTTGTACAGTAGGATTAATGACACTGATCGGATATTCATCAATATACGCCCCTGCGTCAATCGCGTCATATTTGGCAGGGTTGTATTGCACTGCGGTGATGGTAAATCGGTGATTGTCATCTGCCGTTACTGATAACACACGAAATTTCATGGTAGCAAGATCTTTGCTGTCTAGCACCCACACATTTTCCACACTGATACTATCAAACGGCTTAGTAACAGTAACTTTATCACCACTTACCGCTTGTATTTGTCGTCTTTGACTGATACCATCATCACCGTTAATCACAAGCGTGTCATTTGCATTGGCAACGATAAAACGATCCAACGTAACGACGGTTTTTTTATCATTTATTGCCAATACACGACCGCCTGTTGCACGCCCTGCAAACAACTCATCGCTAATTTCAATCACTTTGCCAGGGCTTGGCATATAGCCGTCTAAACCCACTTTAAACGTTACCATGCGTGTTTCAAGTTGTTCAGACTTTAACGCCCAAAGTCCTGCACGCTGGGCTTGACCTTTAGATGTACAGCCAAAAGCTGAAATATCAACAATACGCACGCCAAATTTGGCAATGGCTTTTTCATCTCTTACGTATTCATACTCGGTTTTAAAGTGATTATCAGGGTTATCCCATGCCACTTTTGCAACAGTATGTCGATCTCTGGCTTTTGTGCCTGTGTACTCAAACATACCGTCAATGACATTGGCACGGCTAAATGAGTACATGCTATCTTGTGGAATGTCCGCGTCCAGTACAATACTTGTACCATTCCAGTAACTGATTGCACGAAATACGCCTGCCAATTTTGACAACAAATCAAACGCACTTTGTGCTGATTGAATATAGACATTGACTGCAAAACGCGGTTCACGCCCTCCCATACCATCATCTACCATTTCATCACAATACTGGGCAAGGCGGTATAAAGACCATTTGTCAATCATATACGCTTTCAGTCGCCCACCCAAACCGTAACGCTCGGCGGTGCATAAGTCATAATACACCCACGCAGGGTTATTGCTGTATGCCAATTTAAATTCACCATTCCACAGCCCATCATAAGTATAAGACACAGGATCATAGTTGGTTGGCACTTTGATAATCAAGCCCTTACAACGAGCTGACATCTTGGCAACATTGCCAAAACTTTCAGCATCATAGCGTAAACCCAATAAAGCAGTGTTTGGATAGCGTAATTTTAAATCAATGATCTCGGTAATTGCTGATATGAACATTTTGTCCAAAACATAATCAGATGTGCTATTTGGTGTGATGCGTCGCACACGCACTTGCCAACCAGTTGTAGCAACAGGCAAATCAATGCGATGTGAGCGTTCGTAAGCTTCCGATGTCTTAGCATTGATCGATGTATTTAAAACTTGTACCCAGCCACCCTTGTCTGTCTTAATATCAATAGCATAATCAATTTTTACCCCATTGACATCACCATTTTCAGTATCTTGTGAACGAAGTGCTCCCCATTTTAAACGTATCCGTAGAGCATCAAGATCAAGATTATTAAACGACTTTACCCACGGCGTGGTATGCTTTAATTCCACACCCACACCTGTTTCATTTGCTATATCGGGAAAACCATCAATGTAGGTTTGGTCGTTTGTGCCTGAACGAAAATCCACCTTGACATTTGGAAAATTAAACTCGCCGTTGTCGTTTTGTAGTGGCGTATTATCCAAGTAAACCGACTTATAGCCATCTACAAGCCCTGCAATTTCACCTTCACCCAACCCATAAAGTATGCTAATGTAAGTTTTTGATTGTGCAGAGTCTGGAGCAATGATGGGCTTGTGCTGTTTGTTGCCGTCTTTTTTAGCACCATAAATGGTCATTTTTATTGTCTCTGATTGTGATTGTGTCTATACTTGTGGTTATAATGTGTGGTTACAATGTGTGGTTACAATGATTACAACATGTCCTCTGAAAGTTGACTTGCCGACATGATAAATCCACCAATTTCTCGTTCACCGTATAAAATCGGTATGGGATTGCCTTGTGCAACAGTCGTAACTGCACCGCCAAAACCTTTGTTTGCTTTGTTTCCGTCTTGATTTTGGTCTTGTGTGTCCGCTTTTGGCATAAACATTTGTGCAATACCCCCTGCCATCAAGCCAATCCCTGCACCAATCAAACCTGCACCTACTGCCCCTGCCGCCCCAAAAGTCATACCAGTTACCACAATGCCTGCTGCTACCATGACCGCTCCTAACACGGTTTGTAACACGCCGCTTTTTTTTGACCCCTCCACCACAGGCACAACTCGGATAATCTTAGCAGTGTGAGTCATCTCAAGCTCACGCTCGCCAATGTTGTGCGTGTCATTAAACACCGCAAAACGCAATCCTTGTCTATGAGCATTCATCATAAATTGTTCAAAACCAACAAGCTGTACGCATAAAGCACGCATGGCTTCTTTGGCACTGTCTACAGACAACTTAAACGATTTGCCAAATTTTTTGGCAAGAATGCCGTGTAAAATGATTGTTTTCATAATTAAACCCCCTGCCTTGAATGATGACGCACCGCAAGAACCGTCCTATCCGCCCACTGCTTGCCATAAATTTCACGCACGCTTTGCCGTCCGTAAGGGTGATGTAAAATTAGGGTATTACCAACACAAGGTGGTGTCATCTCGCTTGTTAGTACGCCGTTATTCCCAAGCCAAATCAATGCATGATTGACATGGTGCGTCCTCCCCACACGACAAAGCAGGATATCGCCATATTGCAAATGATGTTTATCCACCGCTAAAAAACCTGCATTTTCAAAGTTCTGTTCATAAAGTGGTAGATGCATCGGATCTTCCCACCATGCATCAGTGCGTTCAAACTCTAGCAGCAGTATGCCAAATTCACGTTCATAAAAATCACGAACAATGGCATAACAATCTTGCACGCCATGAATGTAATTTCGCCCCAAAAGTGGCGGTTTATACCCACACGGCTGATACAAGCCAAACGAAGGTTTTTCGCCGTACTCGTGTTTTGACACTGCGACAATAACCCAAGGCAAACCGTGCAATTCAATCTGTAATTTATCCAAATCAGATGGTAAAACCCCGCCATCTGGGTGGCTATGCACGATTGCTTGGATTTTACCGAAACTTTCTGCTTTGGCAAAATCTTTAGGGCAAATGGTAAATTGTTCATTGTCTACCGCTGTATTGACACAAGGAATATAATTGCCATTGACAATCACGCCGCAACACTCAGCAGGATAACAATCAAGGGCGTGGGCAATAATGGCGGATTTTAAAGATTTGGTAAGTTTCATATGATACTTCTTATTAAATCCCAGTTAAACCACTGGCAGGGCAACCCCCAAACGGTAAGGGCTTATTTCGCCCATGACGCAAAACGCATGATTTCATACGCCCACCACATTTATCCAATACAGGATTGTCTGTTGGCTTATCGGTTTCATCAAACATTGCCGTGCCTATATAACCACACGCTTCTGACCTATATTGTCCATGTACCGCCAAATAACAATAATTATTAATCTCACGCACAGGGATTTTTAGCCCCTCCAAATCAATCGGATTGGCAAGTTCAAAAGTAACCTGAGCGTGGTTTTCTGATGTTTTTTGTTCTACAAACCATAGCTGTTCTTTACATTCATCACCAGCATTAGGATTGCCCTTGTCAAAATTCACCGCATCAAGATATTTGGCAAGCGTTGTGATAACCTTAAGGCTTGCAGTAGCAAAGTCATTAAACTGCAAACAATATGCTGATACCGCACCTTGCACCCCTGCAATATTGTTGGCAAGGGTTAACACAGGCGTGCTTGCCTTGCCATCTGATCGCATTTCAAGCCCTGTTACCGATAAAGCTTGTGGCATAAACGTTTGACCACGAAAGATGATATTGCCCTCGTTTTTGTCATGGTTGTGTCCGTGAAAACGTAAAATTCCAGCACCCATTTTGGTTGCATCAAGCTCAAACAACGTAACCATACCGTCTACTGTAAGTTTTTGAATGTCGCTATTAAAAGACATAACTGTTATTCCGTTCGTGAATAAAGAGCGTTTTCATAATTTACGCCATCAATAAATATAAAACCCATCAGAAGGCTTGTTCAAATTTAAGGCTTATCTGCCAAAAATTGCCTTTTCTTTGGCTAAGTTCATAATCTTGGCAGGTGTATTTGTGGGTATTACCGTGCGGATCATTCCAAAGAAAAGGGGTAATACCTTTGTGCTCATCAAGAAAAGTTTTGATTGGTTTAATGACGGTTTCTAAATCGCCTGTTTTTATCCCTATCCAGTTTGTACGCTTGTTGTTAATGCCTGTACTGACACGCTGAGTATAGCCGTCATCAAACTGCGTTTTACTGACTGCGTGATACACATCGGCGGATATCCCCATATTCATTGTCCACTTGAAAGTTTTTAAGCTCATCATAGCCTCTTATCGCTGATTACGCACAAAATTATAAATCGAACCGTTTTGGCGCATTTCACCTTGTAATACCGCAAGCATAGCGGCTTTTAAAACCTGTCCAATTTGGTTTTGGTTTGTGTCTTTGACATCGTGCGTACCATCTGCATTGATTGTAATGTGCTGATTGACAACAACATTACCGCTTTGCAAGCTGTTTAACTTATCATCTAAGGTTTTGGCGGTATGGCGTGGCAATACACGTTCGCCTTTTTCAAGATTCCAAGTTCCGCTTTTAGGAATGGACATGATGCCATCGTGGGCTTGTCCAACTGGCATAACCACTGACTTAATTGCACTTACAATCTTTGCCCCATGCAAAACCGCCGCCGTCATATCAGCTAAGCCTGCAGGAAAGCCTTTGGCTAAACCGCTTGAAATGGCTTGTTGCATCGCAATGCTTGCCTGTGCTATTGCAAAACCTTGTTGCATAGCAAACATTGCACGGTATAGCCGAGACTGTTCACCCAATCCGTCTTTGGTAATACCAACAAGCCCACTAAAAATGCTTTCACCATCACCAAGCACCAAAGCGTGCATGGCACGACTGTGGGCTTGTTCGATCTTTAACCGTTCCGAAACGCCCCACGCTTTTATGTTGATACGCTCTTGTTCGGTTAAACGCTCATTATCAAGCAAAGATTGCATGCCCTTATCCAGTACGTCAAACTGATTGGCGGTGCTGTCATTTAGCTTGGTGTAATGACTTTTGGGTATGGCAAGTCCAGTACTTTGACTGATAAGCTGTTTGGCATGCTCCATATCCAATACCGATTCTGTAATTTTGGCATGGGCTTTTAAAACATCAAGTTGGTCTGTCAATGTATCAAGGCGACTTTGCTCTTCGGTTTTTAGTGATTGCACAAGGTCGTTGTATTGTTTTTGAACAAATAACCGCTCTTTTAATTGTTTGGTATGTTCAAATTGTGATTTAACATCTTGGTATTGTGTGTCAAAACCGTGTTCAAGCAATTTTGTGTATTTATCCAAAAATGCCACTTCCTCTTGTTGCAAAAGCATTGAATTTTTATGCAATTCATCTTTGGCACTCAAAAGTTCAATTTGGTTATAAAGCTCCAAATTTTGTTTGTTTAAGTCATGATCTGCTTTGGCAATATCATAATTTACCGCTTGTGTTAGATAATGGTTATAAAGCACACTCTGTTTGTCAAATGTGGATAAAATGTTAGAAATATCCTGTAAATCATAAAGCAATTCATCAAAACGACTGTCTTTACCAAGCAAGGCTATCTCTTTTGTCCAGCCAAGGTCAAGTTTTCTTAAATTGTCAATATTTTTGGCTTGGTCTACAACATTAGCCCATTGTCGCAAATCCTCTTTTTGCTTATCCGATGCCTGAATAAATTGTCCATATTCAATCTCAAAATTGATTTTATCAAGCTCGCTAACAAAAGGTTTGTGCAACTCCCATCTCATTTTTTGAAAGGTTTGCACTTGCTCTGTATAGGCTTTGTTTAACTTGTCAACTTCATCTTTGGCAAGTTTGGCACTGGTTGCTACGCCTTTGTTGGCATGACTTGCTTTTTTCGCTCCGATGCCTGCCTTATTGCCAGCTTCGCCTACATTTGTCATTGATCCTGCCAAACCAAGGTTTGCATCTTTGGCTTGTTTGGCTGAATTTTGTACTTTGGCATACGCATTAACCACTTGATTTTCTAAATAACCTGGATTATTTTTGGCGACACTTGTACCAAAACCCCCAAAACCAAAATCAACGTGGCCATAGTTTATGCGATCAGTTTTCACTTTACCAATATGTGCGATCGCCCCACCGCCAAACATACCAGAAACAGCATTCATGCCGTCAATGATGACATTAATCTTACTGATTTGGTTATTGATAAGCGTTTCAAAAACAGATGCAATAAAATTGCCAATGCCTTTAACCACATTGGCAATCCCAGTGAATAGCGAGCGGATGTTTTTGAACGCATATTGAGTAAAAGTTACAACCGTGGCTGCCGCCAAATCAAATACCCTAGCAATAATTTGTAGTACACCAACAAAACCTTTATGTGTGCCTGCAAAAAACCCACCAAAGGCAGTTTGAGCAAAACTTGTGGCATGAGCCGAGCCACCCATAACACCGTCAAAGTAATTAGCCGTTACCGTCCATGCCTTACCCAATCCATTTACCACATAACCAACAAAATCCGTTGCCAAAATACCTGCCACGCTAAGTGCATTTCCAAGCGACTTTATCGCTCCGTTTAAGCCTTCGGTGCGTGCAATGGTCATACCTATCACGGTAGTTAGAGCAATGATGGGGTGAGCTGCAACAATGCGACCAAGCGACATAAATGCACCACCAAGCCCTGTAACCACACGAGTGGCAAGAATCCCAACCCCAATTGCTGTACGTTTGGCAACTGTAACTCCTGCTAAGGCAAGCGTGTGCAAACGTGCTGATGCTGTCGCGGTGTTAAAACCAGTTGCCAAACCTACCAATGAACGAGCATAATCAATGGCGGTTTTTATAGCGACATTGGTTAAGTAAATATAGTGGGTTTTTGTCAAACGCAGCAACATAAGCTGCGTGGATAAAGTGTTATATGCTGCAATTTGTCCTTGTACGCTAAACGCATTGGCAATACCAGCTTGTGTGCTTGCCAATGTGGTTTTGGTTAAGGCGATAAAAGATGTAGCCAATACTGAATTTTTAACGACATTGGTAGCCCATATAGCACCCAACATGACGCCCATACCAACAAGTGTACGAAAGTTTGTAGCAACCCATAACGCCACATTTGCCAAATTTTGAGACAACATGCTGTTTTGGTTCATGATGTCATCTACCAAACGATCGTACTCGCTTTTAATGTTCTGTACGCCTTGTGCAAATGTGGTGGGCATTTTGTCAATTATTTTTTGCAATTTGTCATAGCCGCCCAAAATAGCGTCCATCATGACTTTGCTTGTGATTTTGCCCTCACTTGCCATAGCACGCAACTCACCGCGAGACACCTTTAAGCTATCGGTCAAAAGATCAATAATCGCAGGGGCTTGAGCGGATACCGAATTAAACTCTTGACCACGCAACACGCCCATATTCATTGCTTGACCAAGCTGTGTCAAGGCTGCTTCTTGTGCCAAAGCTGAACCACCGCCAATACTCATTGCCATCGTGATATTGCGTGTAAAGTCTAACACTTGTTGTTGGCTCGCCCCTAGGCTATCCAACGCACGCTTACTGGAGGCGTATAAATTGGTAATCCCATCAATCGCCGTCCAGTAGTCTGTACTGATTTTGCGTAAACCTTGCAAAACAGCACGATACTCTTCCACACTTTGAGTGTTAATGCGAACTTTACTTGCCAAATCCTGCATGCGATCGGCGGTTTGCACAATATGAGACAGGCTTATTGCACTACCCAAAGACGCAAACGCAATTCCAAGCTGTCCGCCCACAAACTTGCCATAATCAGCAACCGTTTTTAGCTCCTTTTTGGTGGCATCGGTTGCCTTTTTCATATCACGGATATAGTTGGCGGTGTTGGCGTGCAATAAGATGTCCAGCCGTGATAAAACTTTTGCCATGCTATTTTTTTCCAATAAAAAACGCCAACGGTAAAGCCGTCGGCGTTTAGATAGAATTTCTGATTTTGTGAAATTATACCCTAAAATGGTCTAAATTTCAAGGGCTGTTTTTGACATTAGCCAAGTTTACCATGTCCAGTGCAAGCCCGACATTCAAAGAAATGGCGTGCAATGAGTCAATAAGATGGCTGTCATTTTCATAGTTTGGATCAACCAACAAGCCGTTAACCATTGCAACCACGCATTTTAAGTGTGCGTTACTTGCATCTATTGCCGATAGGCTACAATGCGGCTTTACTACAGCATAGCTATAATTTTGATTTGGTGCGTGATAAACATTGCAATTGGCATTGTCGTTGAAATTTACAGTAATACTCATAAACTTTTTTCCTTATTCCAAAAAGCCTGCAACATTTTTGCGATTAATCATCTGATTAACAATCGTTCGGCTAAAATTAGCCGTCAATGCTTCTAATAAAAAGGCTTTTTGTACAATGTCTAATTTTGCCAAACCATAAGGTAAATGACCCGCTTCAACCTGCTTCATATTTAGGATATATTCATCACCTCCCAACTCGCGCATAGCCCATGTGCCATCATCTTGGATACGCACGATAAACTCTTTACCTATTGCAGGTGGTATGATGGTGATATGATTAACAGTACTGTGGTAGTGGTTTTTGCTAGACAAACAAGGAATAGCCCCTGTGTTTAACGCATCAAAAGCACGGATAACCATCAAAGAAAATTTAGCACTTATCCACATAGCATAGCGGTAAACCAGTTCACGGCAGACGAATGTACCGCCTTTTGTGCCCTCTTTGGTGATGACTGCAATTTGGTTGATTTTTAAACTGTGCAAATCTGCACAGTTAGAATTTTGCTCAACTTCAGCAATCAGTTCTTTGGTTTCTTGATTGCGTAGGAAAAATGCAGGACGATGCTTATCAGCACCACCACTGGCTTTGTGTAAATCGTTAAGGGAATATAAGCCGTTATGGGTAGAAATGGCTTGATTGGCAATTACAAGATTTGTCATAGAACACCTTATGGTTAATTTTCTGAAAAATGCCTGTTAGGGCGTTAGGGGGTTCAGAAACCGCCATAAGTCGGTTGGGATTATTCGCGTGGCAAGCCACCTTATCTCTCCACCCCCCTAACATAATCTTGTAAATTATGTTACCCAAATTTGGGTAGCTTAAATTATGGCGTGAGAATTTGCACATCATAATTTTTAAAAGGGGTTGCTATTTAATTTATGTTCCTAGAATTCTAGGAGCTTAAATTTTTTGCATTAAAAAACCACGATAACGCTGTGGGGTAACGCTTATGAGTTCGGTTCTGACACCTTAACTAAATCATACCCTACCTATTTTCATTTGTCAAGCCCTTTTTATCAGTTAAAAACAGAGTGGTGATTTTAACTGATAAAAATACACCCCCAACATCGTCTTTGCTTGTCAAGCAAAAATATGCTACACTGTGTAATTATTTAAATGGCGGAATTCCGCCATTTCTCAACACTAGAACGGCTGTTTTACCAAATAATTTAAGCAACACTTTGCAAACACTCCAAATCCGCTTTTGATGCAGTTTGTTCACGCAGTTTGCTGATAAGTACTTGCATTTTTTCTATTTGCTGACTGGTTGTCATTGCCGTATCCGTTGCCAAACTTGCCACAATGGCGTCATCACCTGTAGCCGTTTCCATTAACTGAAAAATCAGCCAATCTAGTTTTTTGATGCGGTCATTAACAAAGCAAGCCAATTCATCTAACTCAAATAATTCTTTTTTCATCGTCATCTCCTTATTCCCATTCGTGCGTGATTTTGTTTAATGCTGCTTTGGCAATTTTTGCCATTTGTTTGTCTGATACATGCCAAGAACGGTAACGCAACAGATCAGGCAGGTCGTTATGACTGGAGACAAACTCATCTTTATCCATTTCACGCATGGTCATAGTGCCCTGCATATTGACAGTCGCAATAAAGGTTTTGTACAACTCCCCACCGTGTGGAATGGGTGGGTTGACGATGTTGATTGTGGGGAGTTGGTTGGGGCTAACTGCCACGCCTTTTGTCCAATAATCAAACAAGGCTTGGTAGCATTCTTTTTTATAAGTAATGAGTTTGTCTTTGATTTCGGCTTTGACACGGTTTGTGTCTACGCCAAATAGCCAACCGTTTAAATACTGAATTGGTAGGCATAGCATTTCACGATTTTTGCCGTCATTTCCAACTGCGGTTATGATAACCGTAGTTGAATTTAACACTTCATCACGGTTAATACGTTGGCGTTGTGCATCCCAATCAAGACCGATATTTTCACAGATTGGTTTAAGTGCGGTATAAACCACATTATCTTGAATGGTTGCCAACAAGGTTTGACCATGAAAGTCAATGGAGGCGAGTTGATTAGTCATAAGATACCTTTGAGATTTAGTTAGTAAAAGTCGCATAGGGCGACAGGTTTCAACTACTGCTCAAAGACAGCGAAGCTTATTTCCATAAAGGTATTGTATTCAGCTTTCTCAACCCGTCATAAGACGAATTTGGCATTACTAACTGGCTTGGTATCAACAACAAACACAAGCTTAGTAATTTTTAGGCACAAAAAACACGCACTTTCGGGGCGAGATTTGATACCGCTTTGAGTTTTAGTAGTTTCTATATCATACCCCACTCAAAACCAAAAATCAAGCCCTTCTTTCATTTTTCTTATTCATCACCTCTTTGCATATTGACAGTCGCAATAAAGGTTTTGTACAACTCCCCACCGTGTGGAATGGGTGGGTTGACGATGTTGATGGCAGGAGAATTGGTAGCAACTTCATAAGTGCCTGTTTTGCGGATAGTGGGAAGTACTTCGGAGGTTACCCATTTTTTAAAGCGTTTGGCTTCATCTTTTGTACTACCTAAAATTAAAGCATACATACCGCTTTCGTTGACAAAATTTACAGACTGTTTGCCTCCTTTTGTAAGGGTGTCGGCTTTGGCGACATCCTCTGCTTCAACGTGATTTTTTATGGCGTCTCTTGGGTTTGCAAAGCCCAAAATGGTTGCTAAATCGTTGGCATGAAAAAACAACTCACCGTCTTTAACGAGAGTTTGAATTTCAGTGGTTTCAAATGAAAGAATGGTCAGATTAGACATTGGTATTTTCCTTTGGTTTGTTTAAAAACCTATCACCGAAAACGCCAAGTTAGGGTGATAGAGAACTTGCAGGATTGGCGTACCGTACCAAAGGCAAACGGCGTATCTTGCGATACTCCCACAACTCCCTATCATATAGAGACATTGCAACAAAAAACACGCTTAAAGGCGTGTTCTTATCGCCAAAGGTTTCGGAACGCCAATTCCGACGCTAGATTTTGCTAGCATTTAATTATCATACAAAAAACAACCCAATAAGTCAAGCCCTTCTTTCATTTTTCTTATTCATCACCCTTTTGCTTACAAAACCTTACCTAACAAAAACACAACAAGCCCTCCTGTCAAAAGCGTGGTGGCAATTGGCAACCAAGGATACCAGGCAAGTTCTTTGGTTAGTTTTTCGGTTCTTGCACGGCTTTCGGCCATGTCTTGTTCGAGGCGTTTGCGGCTTTCTTCCATTCTTTGCCGGCTTTCTTCTATATCAAGGTTTAATTTGGCAATGTCTAACATTTTTTGTAACCTTTGTAGTTCATCATTGGTTAAATCTGCTAAATTTTCAGGGAGCATTTTGATCTACTTTATAGCACTTTGTTTTTTATAGCACTTTGTTTAAAGCAATTTGGTGATTAATGCCCCCATAAGACCCGCTATAAGCGCAGTTGTTATGGTGATATAGGGGTAAAACCTTGCTTCTTTGTCAATCTTTTGTTGCTCGGCTCGGAATTTGTCATTTTCAACACGCATTTGTTCAACTGTGGCACGACTTTCCTCCGTTCGTTGCCTGCTTTCTTCTATGCGTTGCCTACTTTCTTCTAAATCTTTATCGAAGCGTTTTCGGCTTTCTTCCATTCTCTGCCGGCTTTCTGCTATATCTTGTTGAATTCTAGCAATATCGTGATTTAATTTGGCAATGTCTAACATTTTCTCTAGCCTCTGTAACTCATGATCGGTTAAGTCTTCTAAATTTTCAGGGAGCATTTTGGTCTACTTTATAGCACTTTGTTTAAAGCAATTGGGTGATTAAAGCCACAACAAGTCCGCCGATCATTGCACTGATTAGCGTGATATAGGGGTAAAACCGTGCTTCTTTGGCAATTTTTTCGGTATTGGCTTTCATTTGCTCAACTGTAGCACGGCTTTCATTCACGCTTTGCCGCGTCATTTCTATATCCGCTTGGATTTTGGCAATGTCTAACATTTTCTCTAGCCTTTGTAGTTCGTGATCGGTTAAATCTTCTAGGTTGTTGGGGAGCATGTTTTACCTTTTTGCTTACAAAACCTTGCCTAACAAAAACACAACAAAACCGCCTGTTAAAATACCCGTCAAAAGCGTGGTGGCAATTTGTAGCCAAGGATACCAGGCAAGTTCTTTGGTTAGTTTGGCGGTATTGATTCGGCTCTCCTCCATTCTTTGCCTGCTTTCTTCTAAGTCTTTTTCGAGGCGTTTTCGGCTTTCTTCCATTCTTTCTCGGCTTTCTTCTAAGTCTTTATCGAGTCTTTTTTGGCTTTCATTCACGCTTTGCCGCGTCATTTCTATATCCGCTTGGATTTTGGCAATGTCTATCATGGTTTTTAGCCTTTGTAGTTCGTGATCGGTTAAATCTTCTAGGTTGTTGGGGAGCATATTTTACCTTTTGCTTACAAAACCCTGCTTAAAACCACCGTAATAAATTATAGGCTATCCCAGTGGAACTCACCAATACAGCTTACAGTAGTTATATCACATTGAATAATTATACAGTCAAATCAAAACCATTGCAAACCTGTCTATAATCAGTAGATTTGCATAGATTTTAAAAAAAGTTAGTAGCCCAATTTCAACCAAGCCGATTAAACATCGCCAACGTCCGCTCCATTTGGCGTTGTAGCTCCGCCTTTTGCTGTTCTAGTTCATGGGCTTTACGTTCATCGTCCGTCATAGGATTTGGATCAATAATGATATAATCAGACAACTTACCGCCTGCTATAGCATGGGCAACTAAAGCAGACTGTATGTCGCCACGATACCCACCAAAAGGATCCAGGCGGTCATATGCTTGCCACTCAGCAAACTCATGCACACTAAGCGTACGCTCAAGCTCGCTTACGGTTTTACCAAGATGCCCTGCCAATTTAAACAAAAACCGACGCTGACGGTCGGCTATGAGTTTTTTTCGTGGTCGTCCATATCAACGTCCAGTCCATTGAGTTTATTAATCTCTTTAATCACTGCCAACATGGCTTTAAAATTAATCTGATTAATCTTATCCAAATCGCCAATGTCAAATAGACGATTGCCTTTTTCATCACACACACCAAAAATAAAAGACAATGCCATATTATTGTTTTCATCATCTTTTAAATATTTGGCAATTTGTGCTTGCTCGCCTACGCTAATTTGACGGATATAAATATCACCATCAAACTCTAAAATATTGATTTTCTTTGGTGCATTGCTTGCTGATAACCCCACCAACAGTGCATTTGCAATCGTTGCTTTGCTCATAAATAATCACCTTTTTGTTAAGTTTAAATTTTGGTTAAATCACTTGTGATTGTGATTGTGCCTGTTTTGCGGATTTTCTTTTTGGTGTCTGAATTGTCTGCGGTCAATTTGACAATCATGCCTTTAAATTGACGCGACTCGCTTGGTGCAGACACATATTTTAATTGCCAAAAAAGCTCTGTGCCACTCTCAAAACTCGTTTGTAGCAATTGGTGTGTGCTGTCTTCTAAGTCTAAGACATACTCAAACTCAATTTCGGACTCTTCTTTAAAATTCACAACAGCCTTAATGGTGCGGTTGTCGTCTGTGGCGGTTACCTCGTCTGTGGTTTTTTCCTCGGAAGGGTGATCGCATTTTTGCAAATGTTCCACTTTCTGATAATCATCGTCGCGTGTTGATACGTTTAATGTAAAAAAGCTATCTGCCAAATTTTCTACAACTTTTGCCATAAAATAACTCCTATTGTGGTGGTTAAAAAACTTCTAATTCATGCTTAAAGTTTGCCAAAAACCATATTCAATTATGGCTCTAAACAATCCGCTTTCTTTATCATAAACATATTGCATGCCGTGATAAATAGACGGTTTAATGCGATCTAATTCATTGACAACCTGATAAGACAATGCCAAACAATCATCATAATCTTGACAATAAACATCTATTTGCACATTTGTCCACTCGTGTCCTGTAATGCCATACAAAGAATTATCAGGTTCGGTGCTGATAATTTGATAAACGATATAGGGTGGTTTGTTTGGGGTATTTTTGGGGATAAATAGTGGATAGCATTTACCGTCCACAAATTGAGCTAATTTGTCATATATGATTTGACTGGCGTTCATTTTATGATCTTATCAATTTCGTCTTTTAAGGTTTTTGCAAACGCATTGACAGCAATTTGCACATTTTTATCAAATGCAGGGCGTAAAAATGGCATAGCAGGGGTATGAATTGTGCCGTATTCCACAAAATGCCAGTAATTGGGATATTCTTTTTGTTTTGTGCCTTTACCAACATAAATCCCCATTGCCACGCCTTGACCGCCAAGTTCGCCCATCTCGTGTTTTGGCACTTTGCGTTTGCGAATGGCAGAACGAAGCAGTCCACGTTGAACAATCACCCTCCGACCGCTTTTGGTTATCATAATATGCGGTTCTTGGGCTACGGTTGCATAAAATTTGGCATCTTTGCGTATGGGATTTAAGGCTTGATTTAAGGCCTTTGACAAAATTTTGTCTTTTAGCTTATTGTCAAGCTCGGCTATGGCTTGGTTGAATATATCCAAGCCTGCCACATCAATACTGCCTATCATCTGCCACTCCTTTTAGTATCAATGTCAAATATTCTTTACCGCTTTGATTGTCTGCAAGTGGTTCGCCAACAATCTCATACATACGCCCTGCATATTGCACACGCATACTATGGATTAAATCAGTGCGATGGCGGATTTTGGCTTTTGCTGTGATGTTGGTTTGCTGAGTTTGCCCTGCAATAATATCCTTGACAGATAAGGGAGTAAAGTGTCCGTAAATCGTGCGGATATGCTCCCATTGTGTAACACGCACCGCCCCAGTTGGTGAACGAATGGCAGTTTGCTGATAAATTTTTAATCGATGACGTAATTCTGTGGCTTTCATGCGCTTTTCCTAATCGTTTTCCTAAATCGTGGGCGTGCGATAAGGTGACAAAATTTGGCGAACTGGAGCAGGTAAAAAGTTGCCAAATTCTGCCCCATTTTCGCTGTTGCGATTGTCATCAAAATAGCCAGTCATCAGCAGTGTTGCCGTTTTTAATACAGGCAACATCTCGTTTGTTATTTCATCTGTGATATAGTTTTTAACCAACAGTGTGGCGGTTTGTAGATAAATCTTTAAAATCTTGTCATGGTCGTTGTCATCATAACGCAAGTGGTGTTTAACTTCGTCAAGCGTGGCAAATTCCATTGTTAATCCTCCAATTGAGCATAAGCTTTAACGCGCGGTTTTGGTTTTGGTGTTTTGAGTGATTTTTCACTTTGGGCGTTAAATGGATTGTCGCTGTTGTCGCGTTTTGCCAGAGCTTCAAGACTATAATTTTGTTGCTGCATAAGCGGTGAATCACCGCCAACAACAGGTGGCAAACCTAGTGTGGCTCGTGCTTCATTGGGGCTAAAAATACCACTCAATGTTCCTTCTTTTAAATAAGTGATTTGGCTTGTGCTGTCCATACGGATTAAGGCGGATAAATTTGCTTCGCATTCTACGCCTTTTTCAAAACCTAAGTGTTCATCAAGCAGATTTTCAATAGCCTCTATATAGTGTTGCAAACAATCACTATAATAAATCTCGTTTAAATCCGATGGTTTTTGCCCTGCTTTTAATTCACCCATGCCAACCTTGTAAGCTGGTACATGAAATACCGAGCATACTGTCTCACCACTCATTTTTAGCTGTTCTAAGGCTTGAGCATCTGATGATGACATGCCAATGCTTTCATACTTTGCACCATCTCCTAACACTGCAATACCGCCACGATTAATTCCACTATAATTGGCTTGCCATTCAGCCTTAACTTTGTCCGCTTTGGCTTGGTCTATGCTTGAAGGAACAGACAAAATACCGCTAGGGCGCGATGAGTTGCCAAAAAAAGTTTTAGATCCTGTCTGTATGCAAAGCCCCAATCCCACGCTTACAGCACACGCCGTTAAAGGTGATAACCCAACAAGTGGGTGATAAAAACAGTTGTAACGGTCGTGAATAATCTCGCTTGCTGGCACAATCATGTCATGGGTGATATTAAATAACTTATCAGCACTGATTTGGTAAAAAACATCACCATGATTAGACACCAAAACCTTGACGCGATCAGGGTTTAAAACGTGCAATTGCCATACATCACCAAAAATATCAAACTGTTTCAAAATATAAGCGTTGCCACGCAATAACTTAGAATTTATCCAGTTTTCAACAAATTGTTGCCATGTCTGTATTTTGTTTGGCTTAGCAAGTATTGATTTGGTGCGTGATTTGGCTGGCAACAATACGCCATTTTTGACGGATTTGGTGGCAATACGTAACTTGCCAACATCGGAGCTAATAAGCGACACGCACGCAAAAACAGCGTGAAAGCTTATCACATCGGTGCGTTTTAACTCATCATTTTTTTGCCACGCGCCACTATAAGGTTCGTGGATAAGCGGTTGCCACGTGGTGATGGGTGTTGCATTAACCGACTTTTTACCAAACAATCTATCAAACAATCGCATTTGCATTTTCCGTGGCTTTGGCTTTTTTGGTTCGTTTTTTGGGCTTGGCTATTGCATCTTGCTCACTCTCCTGATAATTCTTGGCAATTTCAAGGGCAATTAATACTTTTGCTTGATCGTCTGGTATGTCGGCAATATCGCCCGCTTGCCCAAGAGGGGCATTTTTAAGATATCTGATTTTCATACAATTCCCAAACTTAGCCTGTGTGTTTTTTACCTGTGTGTTTTAGCCTGTGTACTTAATATAACCCACCGCTTGGACGTGGCGTTTTTTCCAGCGGATAAAGCGCTCGGCGCGGATGGCGGTTAAATTATGCTGAAACAGGTTTATCATTTTTGGCGATGCGTCATCACCCATGTTAATGGTTGCTTCAGTAGATACTGAAAAATCCACACCACCGTCATCAGCAAGCAGAATTTCGCTTGGAACAATCAGTACAATCTTGTCGCTCAAATTGCCAGATGTTTGCACTGGCAAGCCCTTGAACGAACGCTCACCAACCAAATTCATACCCTCAAAATAAGTTCGTCCCAGTGTGTCTCTCATACTGCTAATTTGCATGGCTCTCGTCTCACTCATAGCCCATATAGCACCCTCTAGCCCAATGCCAGCATTCACCATTTGAGAAATAAGCGTTTGCGTGTCAGCATCAATCTTATCGGCGGTTATGCCAGTTGCTTCAACAGCAACCACCCCATTTAGCACAGATGCAGGCGATTCTGTAGTTTCGGTTTTATCAGGGTCAAAAAACTGATTGTCAATAAACTGAGCAACCGTTTTTACCAAATCATCACGCACAAGCTGATCGGCTTTTGGATTGCTAAAGCGGATTAATTCATCAGATAAAAGCACAATCCCTGCAATTTTGGCGTGTCCTAGAGTCATAGAACCAAATTGTGGATTGCCAACAGGTTTCATTTTGCCCTCGCCTACCCAACCTACAGAACCGCTTGCGGTTTGAGTTGGAATTTTGACGTTAAAAGGAACTTGACGCATGTTGCTTGCGATTTTATCCACAACGGTTTTTTGACGCACAAGTTCTATAAACTCGCTTGCTAAATTGGCATAATCTACCAATTCTTTACCAAAATTGCTCTCCGTAGTCGTACCAACAACCGCTTTTTGCACACACGCATTTACCACGTTATCAGGAGCTTGCCAACTTTCTAGCACTTCACGCGTGGTAACACCGCCTTTAGACTTAGTGGCAATGGCGGATGCTTTTACCAACATCGCAAAACCTACCCCTTGCTCTAAGTGTCGCAAGTTTTTGGCTTGCAACACTGCAGGAATGGGTGCACCAATTGCCGAGGCTTGTGCTTGCTCTGGATTTTGTCCGTCAATTGCCGTCATGCTTGGTGTGGCATTTTCTACCGATTTAATAAGTTTTTCCAATCGATTGGCAGATTTTTCAAGACGGGCAATATCATCTTCAAGCTCAGCAATGGTATTTTCGTCATCATCACTTGGCGTATGGCCAGCCACTACCGATTTTGTCATCATCTCGCCAATGTGCTTTTGTTTGGCTTGGATTGTGGCTTGGATTTGAGTTAGTTGTGCTTTGTAGTTCATACAAGTTTCACTCCGTTTTTGGGTAAAATTAAAGCAACCGCACCGTTTTTTGTTAGCTTACCATTTTTTGTAAACTTAGATGTGGTGGCTTGTTTGGTTTGGGCTTTAGGCAAAATGGGGTTTATTGACAAATTAAACGCATCTTTGATTTGCTTAACACTGGCAATCCTTGCATAAGAATTGGCAGGGACGGTTACAACCGAAAGCTCATACCACTCCCATTGTGTGATGTGCAAGCCATAAGAGTTTTCAAGATAGCTGTATTCTTTGATTTTAAAGCCAACCGACAAGCCTTTAAGCAAGCCGTTTTTGATACTATGCCACGCTTCATCAATGCGTTCTTTGAGTTTGCCGTCATCTGTGATTTTGGCAATTTTGGCAGTGATTTGTATGCCTTTATCGGTTACAACTGCGTGGGTAACCTCGCCAATCGGCTGACTGTGATTGTGATGAAACAATAGCGGAATGGGCAGGGCAAATTTTGCCCCTTGTGGCTCTAAAATATCGTCGTCGCGGTCTAGGCTTGGCGTTGTAGCCATGCCTGTAATAATGCGTTCGTCATCGGTGTCGGTTACGGATTTAATGGTTAAAGTTGAGTAGGCACAGGTCATAGGATTTTCCAATAAAAACCCCGTAAATAACAGGGTGATTTTAAAATTTATGCTTAATAAAACCTTAATGTTAAAACTTAAAAATCATATTGTCCTCATATTCTGAAGTGTAGTTTACATAGCTTTGTACGCTCACTTTTTCAAAACCGCCAATACGCTCCCACATCACAGGCTCGCAGTCTTTTAAATAATCCATATAATCCAACAACTCACTTCGTGTACTGCTAAAAAGCAGATAAGGCGGACGGACAAGTTTCATCAGTCGCAAAAACTTTGTCATACCAAAATAGCCTGTCATAGCATACGCCTTTTGCTCGGTGCAGATATAAGGCGGATCAAGCAACAACATGGTATTTGGTCTGTCTGCGTATTTGGGTATTAATATCTCAAAACTCTCGTTTGTAACCAAAATTCCATTCAAATAGCCATCTGCACGGTCATAATCATTGGTGCGGACGGTATTGTACATTTGGTTGTCGGCAAGCTCGTCAATATGAGCAATTTGTTTGCCACTAAATAACAACCAAGTACTAACACTTCTTGTGTCTATATAGCCATCAAAATCAGCAATTACCTGTAAAATACGTCCCTTTAACCCATCTGGTATCCGCTTTTGGCGTGGCACATCTTTGGTTAATCCAAACAAAATAGTACGCAAACGGTTAATATCGTCAATATGTGCCAGTCGCTTAGTGTAGCCGTCAAAGTCATTGTAAATCACAGTTGCTTTGGGTTTGCAGGCTTTGGCATTGTTGGCAAGCAGTCCGCTACCACCAAACACATCAACAATTGTCCAACTTTCACCATCATTTGGGATTTTCTCCAGTATTTTGCGAAATTCTTTCAAAAACATGCGTTTTTGCCCCACGAACGGTAGGGGTGCTTTTTGATATGCTTTGATCATCAATATTGCCTGTAATTGGAGTCTCTTGGGCTTCCGATAAGGCGTTCTTGACGCTCAAAACATTAAACGCTTTACAGCGTGGACATTTGATTTCTAGGTTGTTAAAACTTCCTATTTTGGCTAATAACCGCCCACAAGAGCGACAATTTACTTGTTTCATGGCTTTACCTGTCGCAATTTTATTTAAGTCAAAAATAAACCCCCACATCGTCTTTATCCCTTGGCGGCGCAGGGTTTTGGCTCATTAATGCCGTCGCATTGAGCATGGCAATCACAGGGTCAATTTTGCCGCTGCCGCTTTCGGCTTTGCTCATCACCACGCCCGCGCCTTGTGTTTTAACGCGCGCATTGCCCACGCACCACGCCATTAACGGCTGATTGCAATGGAATAAATCGCCACTGGCAATTTTGCGCTCGCACACTTTTTGGTAGCCGCCCAATTTCCAGCCTTGGGCAATGCCTTTGATTTTGTCGCGCCCGATGCCCGCCGCTTCTAGGCTGATGACGATGTCGTCTGCGCCTGCTGGGTCAAGCCCAATGCAATCTAGCTTACCGCTGTCATGGATTTTTTTGGCAATGTCGGCAAATTCGGCCACATCTTGCCCAACTTGGTCAACCACAACCAAATCGCCATCTTGTTCAAAATCGCGATAGCGCGGCTCGTCTTGTTTGCGCCGCTCTAGGGCAATCGGATGACACCACGCGCGCACCCACACCCACCACTGCTTGACTTCGTGCGGGCGGTTAAAGTCATCGGTATAAACGTATTTTGGCTTGGGTAGCCGCCCTATAACCGCGCAGCCTAGCAAATCGTCAAGGCCGCCGCCGTCGCCGCCAACAGTGATGACTTCCGCTTGCGCAATCAGTTCATCAAGGCTAAATTGGCGCGCCGCACTTTGCCAAAATTCCGCCGCCGCCCAGCGGTTGGCGCGCAAAGAAATGCCGATTTCAACGTTCAAATGTTTGGCAAGCGCCGTTTGTAGGCTGTTTTTGTCGTGCGATTGTTTAGCGCGATTTAAGGTATCGGTTAGATACTCTAAATTAACGCTCGCGCCCAAATTGGGATTGGTCATATGCCAGTTTTGCGGGTCTAAATAGTCGCCACTTTCTAGCAAATTTTTGGGAAATTCATACAACAATGGCAAAAAGCGCGCATCGGTAACGTTGCCATCGCGCACATCGCGCGCATAATCTAGCTTTTCTTTGAACACGCCCGCAGGCGGCTCGTCGCTCATGGTGGACAGATAAATCACAAATCCCTCAGGGCGGGAAGCCAGCCCCCCTTTGGCTTCTTGCAACATCGCGGCGGCGTTTTGGCGCTTGCCAAACACCCACAATTCATCAATTAGCACATACGTTGCCTTAATCCCGGCCAGCGAATCGCTTTCGGCGGCAATCACTTTTAGCGTGGCATAGGTGGCGCGGTGGGTGATGGTTTTGGTATGCTCTGAAATGTTAAACAGCGCCATCAATTCGTCATCGGCGCGTATCATGTCGCGCATCGGGTTAAATGAATTGTTGGCGACTTCTTTGGTGGGCGCAATAATCACCAGCTCGCACGAATGGCGCTCGTTTAAAATCAGCGCAGTCAGCATAATGCCCGCCGCTAGGGTGGATTTTGAGTTTTTCTTGCTAATTAATAAGAAAAACTCATTAATTAGCCGCTTTTGATTGATTGGGTCATACGCCCCAAAAATTGCCGCCACGAAGTCGCGCGCCCACTCGCGCGTAACGGCCGCCATTTTGGGCCGCCCCAACACATCAACCAGCACCAGCTCGCCAAACACGCGCAAGGCGACATCGCACGGCGCTTTAAACAGCGGTGCGCACGGCATCAGGCTGTCGCCATCGGTCAATTTTTGCGCCCAATTGGGGCAGGCGGTGGTCCAGTTTGGGGTCATTTGTTAAAATTATTTTCCACGAATTGAAAGACGCATTATCTGCTTTTTAAGCAGAATGCTTTGGATTAAATCTTATTGCAGTAACCTGCTCTCAAATATATCCGCTTGATTTGATAAAGTGGCAAAACGTCCGCTCCTAGATTTATGATATGCGTTATCTAATATATCCTCTTTCTTGCCAGTTTGAGCAAGTTTTTGTTCTGTATAAGGCAATAAAGCAATCGCAGCACTGATACGCTCTTTTGGCGTGTACAAATCGTCCGCGTTATTAAATACCGCGGTCAAAAATTCCAGTGGCGTTTCGTATTTGGCATTTGCTGATTTTGGTGTAGCGGTTGGTTTATCGCCTTGATTGGCTTGATCTAGCCCACTTTGCACCGCTCTTAGTTCAGCAATAAAGGCTTGCACATTTTTACGCTTGTTCATGTCTGACACAAATTTTCGAGCCGACTCATGATTTTTACAACCGGCCTCAAGGGCAGATGTATGAAAATCCTTACCACTCGCCACAAGACGAGCATATCGTTCCTGTCTTGCTGTAAACGCCATTTTTAACCTTTCTTAACTTTGTTATATTGTAATTTTATGTAAATAATGTTACTTGGAGAAAATGGAGATTTTCTCCAAGTAAGAATTTTTTTTATAAACGAGTGGGCGTGTGGTGTCCGTGTCATCAGTCTAAAATTTGTTTAGATCCCCCCACCACTTTCGAACTGAGTTTTTTGGGTGTGGCAGGTGTGGCAAAGGGCTTGTAGGTTGATAGGGTCGTTCGTACCGCCAACAGCGATGTTAACAATGTGATCCAGTTCTAAGCGACAACCAACGCGACCACACATTTGGCAAGTGTAATTATCACGTGCCAAAATCTCACCACGCAGTTTACGCCACTTACGACCGCCACGTCCGTTGCCCCAGTTACGTTTTTGGGTATGGGCGGTGATGGGTTTTAGGCGTGGCTGTAGGGTAGTTAGTCTCATCTGTTAAGCAAATTGTCCAATAAAAAACGCCAACAGCAATTAAGCTATCAGCGTTCGGTTACAATTGTTTAGTTACAATTATTGATTATGGCAAAATGATACCCTAAACTGGTCTAATTTGTCAATAACCTGTTTTGAAATTTTTTCCAAGTTGTTTACAAACCTTGCCAGCAACAACCCAAGCAATGCCTATAACGTTGCACACAACATTTTCACAAACAGCATTCATATTGTGGGTTCGCCAAGTCTGACGGCTAATGCCCGCTGTGATTGCTCGCTCTCTTTCGCTAAACGCATAATTTTTGCCAACTGGTATGGGGTAGCAAATCTCGATCAAGGCGGTAGCAATAATGGCGGTATGGTATCTTTTTGGCACGCCTTTGAAATAATCAGCAAATTCAGTTGCCAAACAAGACAATAAATTGTCATGGCTTACCTTGCATTCATAAAAATAATAGCGATAACAACAATCAGCAAAAAAGCTGACCTTTGCAAATGATTCAGCCGCTGCAATAAGCTGAGCTTTAGGTATGCAATGCTTTGACATGGTGCGTCCTTGATTTAAACTTTGAGACATTATGAAATGGTGTGCACAGTTTTGTCAAAATTTTTAAACCCTGCACAAACCCTGCACAAAATTAACCCCTTTGAAACCCTTGGTATTTATAGCTTTTTAAAAAAAGTGTGCATAGTGTGCATAGTGTGCAGGGTTTAAACAGAATTTTTGAAAAACTTTTTTTTAAAATAAAAATTTGTCTTATAGGCAGAAACAAAAAAACCCTGTAACATTGCACAGGGTTTGCTGTAGGCTAGTAATATCAAGGGCTAGAAGGTGTGCAGGGTTTGATTTAAACCATGCACAGACCCTGCACACCATGCACAGTTTTTAAGATAAATTAGATAAAGGGATTGGAGTTTTCGTATGAAGATTGAGTGTTGTCTCGTGGCGGTAAGTGATTGATTTGAGTTTGCATTATAGCATTTTTAAACGCGGTTATGCAAAGCCCAAAAGCATGTTGGCTTGGTTTTTTATTCATATCCAAACCAATGATAAATGCCATCGCTTGCTTGGTTTTTGGTCTTAGATTGTTGCCAACTTTTTGGCTGTATTGATAGCGGATGCGTTCTTTATGCTCACGAAGGGCAACGTGCGTTAAAAACTTGGTGCTGCTAGTACCACGTTCGCCATTACGTTTGCACCAAAAAGTATAGTACTCGTAAAGGTCGGTTGTCAAGCAAGTGGTGTAAGGTATGTCTAGCTCGCCATTTTTCCAATAAACATAAAACCGCTCCCAACTTGCCATGCTAATCTCTTTTAGGCGTGTTTTGGCATCGGTGGCGATGGCGTTGCTGTGGGCGTTTTGTGTGCCGACATTTTTAAGCAAAAGATAAGTATAAAACGCTCGTATCCGCTTTTGACTGGGGTCATCAAGGGCTTCGCTCACTTCAGTGCGAACCGATTCAGGGATAATCGCATTGGGGTATAACACCACATGGCGGCGGTCGTTTTCATCAAGTGATAAGGGCTGCATTTCGTTTGATAAAAACACGGTATTAACAAAGTTATCTTGCGTCCAACCGCTCATAAACTTTTTATTGATGTACACAGTGTCGCCTGTGATAAGCTGCTTGACCATACCCATGTGCGAGTAGCGGTCTTTGCCTTGAAAAATCTCTTCAAAGACAGTGAATAATTTACCGTCCACCCAGTCATTATACTGGCTTTCTAATTGCCCTTGTCCTAATGTGAGCAGATAAGAGCCGTAAATTTGCCGCATGATGCGGTCAAAAAACAAAGACTTACCTGCCCCTTGGATATGCCCATGTACAATTAAGGCGGTGTCCATTTTTGTGCCTAAATTTTGTAGCGGTATGGCAAGCCAGTTTAGCACCCAATCTAAAGCGTGAATGTCATTGCCGCAAAGATGTTTGACAAGCTCAACGATGCACGAACACAAGCCTAGCATAAAATGCTCGTTAAATTGCTTACTGTCAATGCCAAGCTCTTTGGCGGTGTAGGCTTGTAGGTCAAATGGCTTGAATGTATTGATGTAATTTTCGTTATTTGGTGGGCGTTTTTGGTTGGTTGGGTCAAACCAAATGTTATCAGATTCAACTTTTTTGCGGATTTTGGATTTATTCCACTCGTTAAATTCGTTGGGAAACTCCAGTCTTAGCGTGTCAATCGGTTGCCTTTTGCCTGTTTTAAAATTAAACACTTCTTTGGTGCCTTGGATATACCAGTATTGCTCAAAGATGTCTTTATAAACTTTGGCAACTTGCTTGGCGTGATTGTCCTGCACCACTCGGCGGTCAATGGTTTTTTGCTTGCCGCCAAACAGCCACGCATTGGCAAGCTCACGCCCCACCAAGCCAGTGAATTGGGTTTTGGTCATCTCGGTGTGGTTGGTCAAGTCATAAATTTTGTTGGTGATTTTGCCAATTTCACCAATTTGAGCAAAATTTTCATTGACATATGCAAGCGTGTAGTTTGTTACATCGGCTGATTTTTTGGGGCGTGGGTGGTTTAAGGCATGATTGATTTGGGCTTTGACAACGTCCATGCCAAAATAAGCGTGCAAATCATTATAATCGGTCAAATCGCCCGTTAATGTGCGTTCATCACCGCCAAAATCGGGGCTAATCACTTCGCCCGCTGTGAGCGTTGCCGATTTTTCTGCTGCTAAAAGCCCTGTATTTTTGCCCGTGTTTTGAGCAGTGGCTTTGTCGTCATCGGCACAAAAAATCAAGCGGTGCTTAGGATATAAAGTGCGAATGATTGGTGCGCATTTCACCATGTTGCCCGCATCAAAGGTAACTATGGTGGCATGCTTGCCGCCCACGCTTTCAAACACGCTCGCTGCCGTTGCATAACCTTCACAAACAAAAATCACATCCGAGCGGGCGGTGTCGCCGAGCGTGTAAAACGCCGTGCCAACCAACCCGTCTTTGACAAACAATTTTTTGCCATCGGCATTGATGGATTGCACATTACAAAGGGTGATGTTGCCTGTTTTGGTATTGTGATAATAAAGCGGTATCAATAAATTGCCGTGCGTATCCACTTTTAACCCGTGCGAGCTTACACCTTTTTTGGTTAAATAGGGGTGGTCGGTGGCAACATTGGCATTGTTAAACCTATCTTGGGCGGTTTGGGCGGTGGCAAGTTGGGCTTGTTGTTTGGCTTGAGCTTGGGCAGCTTCTCGCTCACGCTGCTGTTTTGCCCACGCTTGTTTTTCTGCTTGACTGATGGGTTTACCGCCGTCAATACCCAAAATATCAGCAATTAACGCATGGGTTTCGTAAGCGTCTTTGTGAGTAAACTCTCGCACCAAAGTATAGCCGTTGCCTGCTCCGCATTGGTTACAAATCCACGAGCCAGAGCCGCCCTTGTCATCACAACGAAAACGGTCTGTGCCGCCGCATAAAGGGCAAGCTTGGTGCTTTTTGCCACTGCCTTGTAAAGCGATACCGACGGCAGGGAAAATGCGGCTGACGTAGTTGCCGTTGGCTTGATTTTGGATAAGCTCAAAGTTAAGCGGTGGGCGTTTATTATTCATTATGCACCCCCTAATACTTTACGCAATTCTTTGGCGTAACCAATGCTTTCTATGTTATATGCCAAATCATTGGCATAAGCGGTACTGGATTCTTCTATAGCCTGTATGGCTTGCCAAACACTGTCATCATCACCCATGCAGATACGGCGGATTAATTGCTTTTCTGTTTCACGGCGACAGGTTATATAAGTGCGCAATATTCTCTCAATGCGATACAGCTCGTTTTTGACAATATTTAGCTGATCATAGCGAATATCGGTAACACTGTTTACTTCACACAATGAACGCAAACGAGCATAAATGACATTGGTAGCCGTGATGTCGTAAAACGCATTCTTTGCAATCAGTAACACAGCACGGCGAAGATTGCCATAGTCAGATTGGGAGAGTTTGGGGGATTGGGGCTTGGATTGTGAGGCAACTTTGGTACAAGGGACAAACCTGCCTTGTGTCATAGCATCAAACGCACGAATGACTATTAGACTAAATTTTGGGCTAATCCACATGGCATAGCGATAGACCAGTTCTTTGCAGACATAGGTGCCACGATTTATACCGCCATTGACTGTCTTAACTGCCACTGTTGGAATTCCAACAGTGAAATTTTGGCTTTCAATTTCAGTAATTAAGGCTTGAGTTTCTTGATTTTGCAAAAAGAATGTTGGGCGATGGCGGTTTTCGCTACCACTTGCTTTATGTAGATCGTTTAAAGAGTACAAATCGCCAAGCATGCCGATGGTCATATCGGCTAGGATGAGAGTATTAGACATTACTGTCTCCGAATGATTAGTTGATATAGAAGTCGCACAGTGCTTAGTAGGCATAGGGCGACGGGCTTCAACTACCGCATTCGGACGGCGGAGCTTATTTCCACGGCTGTGGTGTTGCATTAGGCTCTCTCGACCCGTCATAGACGTGTGTTTTATGCGTGTAGGCACGACAAAAGTCGTAGGCATAAAAATGCCGCAAGGTAACGGATGCGGATAACCGCCGAATGAAATAGTAGTACCGTTATCGTACACTGTTTGAGTGGTGGTGTCAAGAGAATGGTGATTTTGGATAAGCTCAAAGTTAAGCGGTGGGCGTTTATTATTCATTATGCACCCCCTAATACTTTACGCAATTCTTTGGCGTAACCAATGCTTTCTATGTTATATGCCAAATCATTGGCATAAGCGGTACTGGATTCTTCTATAGCCTGTATGGCTTGCCAAACACTGTCATCATCACCCATGCAGATACGGCGGATTAATTGCTTTTCTGTTTCACGGCGACAGGTTATATAAGTGCGCAATATTCTCTCAATGCGATACAGCTCGTTTTTGACAATATTTAGCTGATCATAGCGAATATCGGTAACACTGTTTACTTCACACAATGAACGCAAACGAGCATAAATGACATTGGTAGCCGTGATGTCGTAAAACGCATTCTTTGCAATCAGTAACACAGCACGGCGAAGATTGCCATAGTCAGATTGGGAGAGTTTGGGGGATTGGGGCTTGGATTGTGAGGCAACTTTGGTACAAGGGACAAACCTGCCTTGTGTCATAGCATCAAACGCACGAATGACTATTAGACTAAATTTTGGGCTAATCCACATGGCATAGCGATAGACCAGTTCTTTGCAGACATAGGTGCCACGATTTATACCGCCATTGACTGTCTTAACTGCCACTGTTGGAATTCCAACAGTGAAATTTTGGCTTTCAATTTCAGTAATTAAGGCTTGAGTTTCTTGATTTTGCAAAAAGAATGTTGGGCGATGGCGGTT